CTTCATTTTCGATAGCAGGTAAAAGAACATGCAAAATGAAGCTATATTGATCACGTCTGGTCATAATCTCTTCCTCAAAAAAAGAATGAGTTGAACCGCCGCCACTTAATAAAAAGGCGGAGAAAACATAGTTGATTTTTTTAAAACCGAATTACTTAATTAGCTTTTTAAATAATTCAGCCAGTGTAAGCAGGAAGCCTTTATTTATTCTTTGGGTATAAATAAACGGTTTATTTTTACCTTTGATAAATTGAACCTTCGCCGGTTCGGGTTTAAAAAATCTTCCGTCCGGCGTTTCCAGCCAGCCGCGTGAGTTCTTGAAGTGCGTGACCTG